GCCTATTTAATTAAGCAGTTGTGCTTTAATATTATAAGCACAACTGCAGCAATCAAAGTATTGATTATGCCACCCCGTAATGCAACAGTACGCCTCCAAAGTAAGAAATACTTACTCACCTACGCTCAATGCCCCCTTACTAAAGAAGAGATACTCGAGGCTCTACAAAGCCGGTTCTCTCTTAAGGCATACACCATTGCCCAAGAATTACATCAAGATGGTGAAAGGCATCTCCACGCAGCCCTTGTACTGCAAGACAGTCCTTCTACCACGGATATGCGCATTTTTGACGTTAGTGGCTACCATCCTAACATCAAGGCGCTCAAGACGACTGGCGACTTCAAGAGGTCCGGTGAATACTGCAAGAAGGACGGTGATTTTATCACGTCAGATAAGAAGTCACTTACTGCGCGAGAGGAAATGTTTGACGAGCTCCTTAAGAACCCAGGTGGACTCACGCGTGAGTTTGTGTTATCACACCCTGGAATTATGGCTCTCAACTTCGACTCAATTCGGAAGTGGATGGCTTATGTTTTCCCGCGACCGGTCGTCATCCCATTTGGAAAGCGCGCTAAGAAGGTCAACTTGTGGTGTCACGGTCCCTCTAACTCCTACAAGTCAACTTGGCTTAATGCTTATATTCAGTGCTACCACTGCCCTCAAGAGATCCCCCGAAATAACGATTACGCGGGTATCGAACAAGATACTGACCTACTTTTCAGTGATGAATACAGAGGTCATCTGTCAGTGCAGGAACTCAATAGGCTCTGCGACGGCTACTGTAAGCTTAACACCAAAGGTGGCTCGACTGTCATTTCCAACCCTATCGTTGTTATTGTATCCAACTTCAGCATTAATGAAGTTTATTACAAGAGTGACCCAGTTGAAATAGATTCTGTTCATTCTCGTTTTCATCAGTATGTTTTTCCTAATTTAAGACCTAAGTTCCCTACACGTTCTTATAATGATTAAATTAAAACGTACTAAATGGCCCGATATTTCCGTAGAAGATCGACTTCGCGGTTTAGAAGAAAGTATTCTCGCCCGTCAAGACTTAGAAGAAGAACTCGACCAGGAACTCGTAGATTCTTTAGAAAGCAACGTAAATGGACTAAACCTGAGATTAAGTATATTGACAGGAATTTTGACGTCACCGTCCCTGCAAATGCCTCTTTTGTCCAGTCTCTCTCCCCACTTACTCTCTCAATTGGCGGTGGTGTTGCCGGTCGTATCGGTCGCGTTGTCAAATTCCGTAAGGTTATTGCAAAAATGCGATTCACTACTTCTGACAATCCCACAACCAATGATGTTAGAGCCGACGGAGCACTCCGTCTCGTCATTTGGTCCCCAAGAAGACCTTTTACAGAATGTGAAGAGTACTTCACCTTCCAAGCTGACCTATACACTAGAATATTAGATTGGAATATGATTACCGTTCATCGTGACCAATATATTAGAGTAGGCTATGCCAATTACGCCTACACAGCTGATACTACCGAGGTGGCTTCCAACCCAGTGTATCCTACTGACACTGCCAAGACTTGGGTAGTTCCTTTCCCTCGTACCGTTGATTTTGGCGCCATTTTGGCCCAAGAAAACACTATTGATCCTAATAAAGATATTTTGTATGTTACTTATATTAATGAATCCCAATTTCGTGTTACTATGGATGTTTCTACTCGTACCACTTTCATTGATCCTTAAAAACCCCATTTAACAAAGAAAACCTTTCTCATAAGCGGTGCGAAGCGCCGCGACTTCGGCTTCTGGGACGACCCGAAGGGTCGTCACTACTCCCGCGGGTAGGGTCCTTCTCCGATCATTCCTAAAGCAAATTATAGTCAGGAAAGTAGAGTGACGTCAGAGCCCGAAGGGCCTGACGGAGCGTACATTATAATTAATTAGACCCATAAAATTTGCAAATTAATCGCCTATTTAATTAAGCAGTTGTGCTTTAATATTATAAGCACAACTGCAGCAATCAAAGTATTGATTATGCCACCCCGTAATGCAACAGTACGCCTCCAAAGTAAGAAATACTTACTCACCT